GAGGTAATAGACTAATGAGTATATTTGCGGATTTAGGATCTGGCGCTGTTGGCGGGTTACTTGGCGGAATAGGAACACTTGCTAAGGATATTAGGCAAGCTATTACTGGCGAACTTCCCGCAGAAAAGCAGGCTGAAATAACTCAGAAGCTTACGGAATTAGAAACAGCTGCTATGTCTGCGCAAGCTGCTATTAATCTCGAAGAATCTAAGAGCGAAAGTTTGTTTGTTGCCGGTTGGAGGCCTTTTGTTGGCTGGGTTTGCGGCTTTGCACTTGCATATGCAGCTATATTTGAACCTTTTATGTCTTGGACTGCACGATTGTTACATTCTACTGCAGTATTTCCAGTATTAGATACAACTATAACTATGCAAGTACTTATTGGTCTACTTGGTCTTGGGGCATACAGAAGTTATGACAAGAAACAAGCTCCTAATGTTGCTGGAAAAGAATAATTACGAGTTAAAATGTCAATTTTTGACGTTTCTGGGACCGTATGAACCAAACAGTTCTAAATAAATTGCGCGAGTGGAAGAATTCACCACTGTTATTCGTGACGGAATGTGTACAAGTGACTCCGTCTGAACAGCAAGCTGAAGCTCTTGTGTCATTCAGTAAGCACAAAAGAACTACTATACGAAGTGGACATGGCTGTGGTAAGAGTACTACGGCATCTTGGCTTATTATGTGGTTCCTTTGTACTCGACCGTATGCTAAAGTAGCTTGTACTGCACCAACAGCGAGGCAACTAAGTGACATTCTTTGGAGTGAATTATCTAAGTGGATGCGAAAAAGCATACTTGCGGATGAATTTGTCATACAGAAAGATAAAATTTTCCATAAAGAATCCCCTAAAGAATGGTGGTGTCGAGCTATATCTCCTTCAGTTAAAGCAGGAAAGGATGAACAGGCTGAAACTCTTGCTGGTCTGCACGGAGATCACTTGCTTATTGTTTGCGACGAGGCTAGTGGTATACCTGATCCAGTTTTTATACCACTTGAAGGGGCTCTTACACAGGAGGATAATAAAGTCCTGCTGATAGGGAATCCAACTAAGAATAAAGGTTATTTCTGGGAAACACATTTTGATCCCAGAGTTAGAAATAACTGGAATAAGTTGCACTGGGACAGTAGAAAATCAAGCAATGTAACAAAGGATATGACTGATTACTTTGCTAACAAGTACGGTATAGACTCTAATGTCTTTAGAATTCGTGTAGCTGGGGAACCTCCGCTCGAGGATGAAAAAACACTTATTAGTTTATCGTGGGCTCAGTCATGTATTGATTCTGGCGTTACTTGCGATCCAGATGATCCGTTGTATCTTGGTGTTGACGTTGCTCGTTTTGGTGATGATAAGTCTATTATACTTCCACGGCAAGGTCTTGTGATTAAACCATGGGATACATTCCAGTCAATGAACACTATAGCACTCGGCGGCTATATCAATCAAGCATATGCTGACTTTGAAGCTGAAGGTATCGCCATTGATGAGATAGGTGTTGGCGCAGGAGTAACTGACTGGCTTCATAAGAACGGACATCAACGAACATGCTTCGGCGTGAATGTGGCTAATAGTAGTACTGATAATACAAAGTATCATAGACTGCGTGACGAACTGTGGTGTCGTGTACGAGATAAGTGTATGAAGGGACTTTACAATTTCCCTACAGATAAGGTTAAACTCCTTAGCCCTGATGGAAGTATAATGGAAATGGTGCTTGGAGAAGAGTTGGCTAATGAACTCAGTATGCCGCTTTATGACTTTGATGAAAAAGGTGCAATAATAGTTGAAAGTAAAAGAGACATGAAGAAAAGAGGAATAGCTAGCCCTAATATAGCTGATGCGTTGTGCCTTACTGAGTACTTTGAGAGTGTGGCGACACAACTTTGGGGTAGTCAGAAAGCCAAGGATGCAAACAGTAAGGCGCGTAATGCTGGGTATAACGGTAGCAACAGTGACTCTAATTCATGGATGTATAGATAACGGAGTTCTTTATGTCAACTATAGAGGAAGCATTAAGTGCGGTAAGTAATAAAGAAAAGTTAGCTAAACCTCCACGTAATGAAACCGAACCACCAGACTATGATATGGCTGGTTATATTGCGAAGTATGGTGTTCCAGATCAAACTAATGGAAAACATCTTACAGATGAATTTAAGTTACCAAATCATATAACTTTTTCTACGGATAGTAAGTACAGTACACCAGAGACTCCAGGTGGAGTATGGGATAAGCGAGGAGAACTGTGGCATTATACTCCATCTGATTTTGTTATTAAGAAACAAACTCCGGAACGTCTGCAAGAGTACTTCAAAAAATATGAACCTGACGCAGTATTACACTTACCAGGCCAAAAGGACTAACTATGCATATAGCTGAAAATGAAATAACTGCTATAACAGCAGACAAGTTGCTTAAATGGCTTAGGGATTCTGAGGTAAGTCAACCTGAGACATGGTATAGAAAAGACAGTATGGAGGACTATAGATTCTACGCTGGTAGGCAGGACAGCAATCAGGCACTAGCTGCACTGGCGGCACAAGATAGACCGGCTACTGTATTCAATGAGATTAAACCAAAGATTGACATGCTTGTTGGACTTGCAGCACAAAGTAAGCATGATCCACTTGTTGAGCCTGTGGGTAGTGAAGATGGCCCGTTGGCTGAACTTTGCACAGGTGTACTTAAGCACTATAGGCGTAAGTTGAATATGAGTAGACGTGAACTGGAGTGTTTTGAACATTCAGTTAAAGGTGGACGAAGTCTGCTACACTTTTATGTTAATACTGATAATCCATTCCAACCTAAGATAAGCATTAAGAGGTTTAATGGTCGTAACTTTTATCTTGACCCAGAGAGTACTGAATACGACATGAGTGACGCTAGGTACTTGTTTCTTGAGAGTTGGCTTAGTGTTGATGAACTTAAAGCTAGGTGGCCAGACTTCGACATTAGTCAATACCAAGGATATGTGGTAGGAAACAATGTTGACTTACCTAGTTTCTTTAACGAGGCAAGAGATAAGTACCGCATTGTAGAAGCTTGGTATTACAAAGTTGAAGATACTATATGGTTTCAGAATCCTATAAATAACCAAGTAGAAAACCTTGCTCCTAAGGCTTTTGCTCAGTTTAGTAAGGCATGTAAAGAAGGTATTCCTCTTGGTCCTCAGGGCCAACCACAGAAATTTGAACCGCCTAATCCTGTACCTGGAAAGAAAAAGAATTATTACTACCGAATATTTTCTGGTACACACATAATGGAAGAAGGGCCTAGTCCTTACAATTTTGACGGAATACCGAGTGTACTATACGGCGCGTATAAGGACGAAGATACAAATGCTTGGTTCGGCGCAATTAAGATGATGAAAGATCCTCAACGCGCAATTAACACTATGCGCAGGCAACTTAGCCATTTGTTACAGACACTACCTAAAGGTATACTAGTTCACGAAAGTGGAGCAATACTTAATATTGATGAGTATGAAAGGAACAGTGCGAAGCCTGGATTCCATCTTGAATTAGGTATGGGTGGGATGGGTAAGTACAAATTTGAAACACAGCCAGCAATTAGTCCTGTATACAGCCAGTATAGCGCTGAATGTAGCCAAAGTATTAAGGATGTTGGCGGTATACAGAATGAAATGATGGGGCAGGAAACAAGTTCACGTACTCCTGGTGTGACGGTAAAAAATAGACAGGAAACAAATCTTGCAGTTCTGTTCCTACTGTATGATAACTTTAGAGAGAGTAGAATCAACGGGGACAAAATACTGCTTAAGTTTTGTCAACAGTACACAAGTGAAGGAGAGATAATTAAGATACTTGGCCCAGAAGGTTCACAACTTGTGCAGATAAACACACAGATTAACCCAGACGTACAAGGATTTAATGACATTAGAATAGGTGATTACGATGTAGCTATGTCTGAGATGAATGAAACAAGTACTACACGACAGGCATTTGCTTCATTGCTTATGGAATATAGTCAGAACAATCCTGGGGTTATTCCACCCGACCTTATACTGGAGTATGCTGATGCACCTTATACAGCTATTCAAGCAGTTAAAGCGTCAACTAACGCGAGCCAACAAGCGGCACAACTCGAAAAGGATAGATTATACGAATTGGAATTGCTTAAGATACAAGTTAAAGCAGACGGGCAAAAAACTGATGCAGTTATTAAAGCAAGAGAACTTCAAATCCAGCAAAGGGAAAAGGTATCTAACAATGGCAAAGCGTAGCATGAAAGCTGATATGCAGAAGATGAAAGAAATGCAACAAATGCAACAAATGCAAGAGTTGCAGGAAGCACAAAATCCTGCTGGAGCTGTTCCTGAAACAGAAGCACCTGTAAAAAGGCGCAAAGGTAAGTTAGCTAAACCAAATTTTTAAAGGAGATTTAAATGGAACTCGTAGACAAAACGGAAGTGCCAGAGGCTGTCATTCCCCTTAGTGCAGAGCTGGAGACTCCAGACGAAGTAGAAGAAGTTGTTGAAACATCAGAAGAAAAAGTTGAAGAAGCTGAAAAAGTTATTGAGCAGAAGATCGAGGACGCTAAAGTTTCTGGTGCTACAAAGGATGAAATTAGTGAACTTAGAGGTCTGTTACGTGAACTGCGTAATGACAATATCAGCTTGAAGGCACGCCTTAGCGCAGCTGAAAGAGTGCAGAAGGGTGACTTTGGCGAGGATGGAAAGGGTGCTGATGTAACAGAACTTGAGCAGTATCAGGATAAACTGCAAGCAGCTGCTACACGTGACTTTTCTGAGATACTTGCTGTAATGGAAGTAAATCCAAAGTACGATGACTTGTACGAGGTATGTACTGGAGCTAAGTTCGAGGACATCTTTGAACGTGTGGCACAGTTCAGAAGTTCCGAAAACGGGTCAAACTTCTCCACTGAACTGGTAAAGGTTAAATCCGAAGTGTGGTCTATGCCAAATCCTTATAAGTACATGTATGAAACTATTAAGGAGTTTCATCCGGACTACGCTAAGAAGGATGTGGAAAAGGAAGTTAGTAAAGAGACAAAGACGGCTAAAGAAGTACTTGCTTCTAAGAAAGTTGTTACCGCACCAGGTAGTGTGGCTAATCTGGGTGGTGGTGATGAAACTAAGAGTGGCTGGACTTCTGAAAAGATCGACAGTATGCCTGAAAGTCAGTTACATACTGTACCAAAGGATGTTTACAAGAAGTGGCTGGCTGGCGATTTAGACTAAGTTAAAATGTCAATTTTTGACGTTTCTCGGAAACGTACTAAAAAGGAGTAACAATGGAAACGAAGATTCTTACTAATGATGCAATGACCAGAAAACGTTGGGCAAAAGACCTCTTCAGCGTAGTGCTTCCTGCTGTTGAGTTCAACGACATTGTCGGTACTGGTTCCGACTCGATCATTCAGATTAAAACTGAACTCGGAAAAGGTGAAGGTGACCAGATCACTTTTGGTATCCGTCTTCCACTGGTTGGTGAAGGTGTTGTAGGTCGCGACAAGATCGAAGGCAACGAAGAAGCCCTTAGATTCCGTGACTTTAAAATGACGATTAATGAACTTAACCACGCTGTCGATACTGGTGGCAAAATGGAAGAGCAGCGTATTCCTTACGATCTGATGAAAGAGGGTAAGGACGGTCTGCAGGAGTGGTGGTCAGCTAAACTGTCGGATTATATTATCAACGTACTGGCCGGTAACAGTAAGTTCCGTATCGCCGGTAAAGTATTTGCTGACCCAATTACCGAACCGGACGCAAATCACTTCTTGACTCCTGGAAGTGTTGCTGAGAGTGCACTGGATATCACAGCTAAGATGGATCTTGACTTTCTTGACAAGATCAAACAGCAGGCTGAGATTGGTGATCCTCTGAACGGTATTTACAAGTTGCGTCCTAAGATGATTAACGGTAAAGCATATCTTACTGTTTACATGCACAACTATGTATTCGACCAACTGCGTAAGAACACCAACGTAGCTCAGTGGGGAGATTTGGTTCGTGCTGCCGGCAAACTAGCCCAGGAAAACGTTGAGATCGAGTACAACGGTATGATGATCAAGAAAACTGTTCGTGCACCTAAAGTTGTTGATTTAGGTGGTGGCGCTGGTGTTTACCGTACTATGGTATGTGGCGCACAGGCTGCTGTGTTCGCATGGGGTGGCGCTGGTGAGAGCAAGTCTTCTGTAATGGCTTTCGTTCCTTACACCCGTGACGCTGAGCGTTTCGCTATGGTTCGTGGTGGAGGTATCATGGGCTGCCGTAAGGTAGTTTTTGAAAACAATGACTCAGGTGTCATTGTCGCATCTACTTACGGAGCTCCAATTTCTGCATAATTCTATTAACAAGGAGTAACACATGGCACTGAAAGCAACAAAAATTAGTACGGCTACCGCTGACAATATCCGAATTATGAAGGGTAAATATGTAACGTCAGCTGATGGTGATGGTGACTATATCTCCTTTGAACTTCCTAAATACTGCTATCTGAGTCATGTAACAGTAGACATTAAAACAGCATATACTTCGGCTTCTACTGGTACTATTACAGTTGGCATCAAAGAACCAGGTGTTGCTATTTCTGCAGCGCAGGTAGCCGCTGATACTGTTACACTGTCAGAAGTTACAGGTGTTAAGAGTATTTCAACCGGTATCTACCTTGAAAAAGGTGGCGTACTTACAATAGGTATTGTAAAAGGCAACTCTGTAGCCGACGCAGTAGTCAGACTGTTTGCAGTATTTTCTGTTATTCACTAATTCCATAAACGTCAAAATTGACGTTTTAACTTAATGTATTAAGGAGTAAGACATGGCATCGAAAGATAAACGCCGTACAGACGTAAGAGTTCCGGTTAACAGTGAGCCATTCTGGCTTACCTCTGCTATAATCACATCGGCAGATACCGGTGTTGATGCAGTATTGGCCGACTTCAAAGCACTCGATGGTACGTTCATTGTACTGAGTGGTGGCGTTGAAGTTATTGAAGCGTTCGATGGTTCTGCTTCGTTGACTGTAGGACTTGGAACTATGGCTACACCAACAATAGGCACAGTAACTGCTGTAGACAATGACCTGTTCTTCATCTCCGCTGATGTAACAGAAGCTGCTGTAGGTTACTATCCTCAAGTCGGTGGGCAGTTTGCTACTGATCTGGGTCTCGGTAAAGCTGAAGTAATTAAGGGAGCTGATACAACTGTTCCTGTTGTGTACGCAGTAATGTCTGCTACCAATCCTACTGTTGGTAAAGCTCGTGTTCATCTGTTACTGTCAAAAGTTCCAGTAATGTAATTTGCATAAGGGAGACGGTATAACAACCGTCTCCCATTAAAGGAGAAGTCAATGCAGTTTTCTGAGATGGTGCAAGAAGTTATGAACATAGTCCAGGACTCTAGTTTTGACGACTTTATACCTGGTT